TTTTTATAAAATAAATATAAAATTAAAATAATCAAAATGATTAAAAATAGTAAACATAAAATAATATTCATTATAATAATAAAATATAAAAAAAAAGTATAAAAAATAAATTAATTTTAAATTAATTAATTATAACTTAATAATAATATATTATTATTATAATGAATAATATTTTAGTAAATTTACTAAAAAAAAACAGAGAACATTTTAAGTCAACGCAGAGCGCAAGTATGGCGCATATGACGCATGATCAGTATCAAGCACTTTTTCTTAGGTGCATGAGTCATTTGCGCCTAACTTTTGGTGGTGGTGCTTTAGGATTACACCACGCTGCCTGCACCAAAGCATTAGGCGCGGTAGACAGCAGTGCAGCAGCAGCATCAGCAGCATCAGCAACATCAGCAGCATCAGCAACATCAGCAGCATCAGCAGCATCAGCAACATCAGCAACATCAGCAGCAGCATCAGCAACATCAGCAGCATCAGCAACATCAGCAGCACCTACATCCGCAAGTAAACCTAATAATGAAGATAATTTATATTTACAATTTGAAATTCCAAATGATTTAGATAAAGAATTTTTAGAAATAATTTTAGATGATATCAGAAATAACATAAAAGGTGTTACAGAAACAGATTTAGAATTATTATTTAAAGATGGGTCTGTAACTTTAGAAGAGATGAATAAATATTTAGAAAAATTATTTACAAAAACATCTTGTCGTTCACAAGATCAAGACGCACAATGTAATATATCATATAAACCTTATAATTATTTTGATTTTAATACAATAAATCCTGATACTGAAAAAAAATATACATCAAAAGAAATAGAAGACATAAAAAAAAGATTTTCAGAAAAATGTAGTAATGATAATGGAGAAGAAAAAACATGTTGTGATCCATTTGATACAAATCTAAAAGCATCAATACCTAAATATTTGCTTAATAGATTTAAAAAAGTAGATGTAAAAAAATGTAATAATAAAATACAAAGTATAAGAATTTGTAATGAAGATGAATGTGGAGAAGGAAATTGGAGAACTCCAACGGCATATGAATTATGTAAATTAAAAAATATAAAACCAAAAAACCCTAATGAACCTAATGAACCTCTAGGTGATCATGAATTTATAGAGAAACACAATATTGAACCTGAAAATCTTGAACCAGATTGTTATTATGATAAATGTAATAATGGTGGTGTATTTTTAAATATAAATAGCAATTATAATGATGATGAAAAAATTAATGACCATTATTATTTAATTCAATCAATAAAAAGAGACGATGTTCATCAAATTAAAGAATATTATGAAACCGATAATAGAAATGTAAACGAAAAATTATTATATGGTTATTCAGGAAATACTGGATTTCACAATGCTGTTTATTATAATTCTTTTAAATGTATAGAATATTTATTAACAACTCAGTATGATTATTCAAATGTTAATAAAGATTTAAATAGTGTATTACATATAGCATGTTTAAGAGGGAATTATGATTGTGTTTTTAAATTATTAAAACATGGATGTCAAGTAGAATGTCAAAATAAATATGGTGATACTGCTTTACATTGTGCTGTTAGGTCTGGTTCATATAATTGTGTTAAAATATTATTACAAAATAATGCATTTTCATCTATAAATGTGAAGAATAGCTATGGAGAAATACCATTACATACAGCAGTTCTTCCAGTTAGATATGATGAAGAAGATGACGAAGAAAAAAAAAAAAATTTTAAAGACAGAATGAATTTTAATATTGTTAGACTATTAGTTGACTATGGTTCTGATATACATAGTAAAAATAAAGAAGATGAAATTATATTAAAAACATTATCTAAAAAAAACAAATCATTAGTAAGAGAAGAAATAAGAACATTTCTACAAAGAAAATATTATGATAAATATAATTCTTCAGATAAATATAATGAATATTTAGAGTTATTTCCTGAAATAAGACCATTTGAATTTATAGATAGCAATGAAAATAATGAAAATAATGAAAATAATGAAAATAATGAAAATGAAGATGAAGATGAAGATGAAGATGAAGATGAATATGATAATAATATAGATTATAAAAATATAATTAAGTATGATGATGATATGACTAATGATGATTTATATGTAAATAAAAATACAAGAGGTTTAAAATATTTTCCTCCAAAAAAAAATAATACTGTAGAACATTTTTCAAATTGTTCTACTAAAAAAAATAATACTGTAGAACATTTTTCAAATTGTTCTACTAAAAAAAATCAAACATATGGTAATATATTAGGTATAATATTATTAATTATAATAATTTTGTTTATATTAATAAATAGAATATACTAAATTTATTTTTATTTAAAGTTTTTTTAATATATTATAAAATTGAAATAATTTTATTTTTAAAAAAATAAATAAAATGGAAAAATTTAATTATGATCTAGATACCTGGAAAGTAATTGAATCATATTTAAAAGAAGATAATTATAAAAATTTAATTAGACATCATATTGATTCATTTAATGAATTTACTGATATTAAAATAGAACAAATTGTAAAACAATCTAATCCATTAGTAATTTTTAATAATTATGATGAAACAAGTAATTCATATAAATATGAAATAAATGTTAATTTTGGTAATATTTATTTTAATAAACCAGTAATTTTTGAAAATAATGGAAGTTCTAAATTGATGTATCCACAAGATGCTAGATTAAGAAATTTAACATATTCATCACAATTGTTAATAGATATAAATATAGAAATATATTTAAATGAAAATGGTGAAAAAAAAATGTTAAATAGTAAAGATTTAAAAAAAATTAATATAGGAAAAATTCCTATAATGATAGGATCAAAATATTGTAATTCTGGTATTGATGATGAAAATGAATGTAAATATGATTTAGGTGGATATTTTATAGTAAATGGAAACGAAAAGGTTATAGTAGGTCAAGAAAAAATAGCAGAACAAAAAGTATATGTATTTAAGGCAAGTAAAAATAATTTAAAGTATAGTCATATTGCTGAGGTAAAATCTGTATCTAAAGTAGGATTTAATACTCCAAAAAACTGTAGTATAAAATTTTCAAATAAAGATATTTTAAAAGGCAAGACATTAAAAGTTAATATTCCTCATTGTAGAGTAGATATTCCTTTATTTATAGTATTTAGAGCATTTGGAATTATATCAGATAAAGATATTATTAAGCATATATTATATAATATTAATAATAATTCAGATAAATTAGATTTACTCCAAAGCACTATAGAAGAAGGTAGTTTTGTAAATACACAAGAGGAGGCATTAGAATATATATTAAGATATAGTTCTATATTAGGACAACCTAAAGATATTAAATTAAATAGAGAGCGTAAATTAATATTATTTAAAGAAATGATGGAACGTGATGTTTTGGCACATGTTGGATTTAGTTTTAAAAAGAAAGCGTTATTTTTAGGATATATGGTCCATAAATTATTAAGATGTTATTTTAATGAATTAGAATATGACGATAGAGATAGTTATTGTAATAAACGTGTTGAAACATCAGGATATTTGATGGCATTATTATTCCGGCAATATTTTACTAAAATGACTAAAGATATGAGAAATCAAATTATGAAAGAATTAAATAGTAATCCTTGGAAAAATTCTAAACAAATGAATATTGAATCAATTATTAATAATAATAATTTATTTAAAATTATTAAATCTACTACAATAGAGTCTGGTATAAAATATGGTTTAGCTACAGGAAATTGGGGAATAAAAAGTACAAATAATAAAGTAGGTATTGCCCAGGTATTAAATAGATTAACTTATAATGCGACTTTATCACATTTGCGAAGAGTAAATACACCTACAGAAAAAACTGGGAAATTAGTTCCTCCTAGAAAATTACATAATACACAATATGGTATTATTTGTCCATCTGAAACACCAGAAGGTGGATCAGTTGGATTAGTTAAAAATTTAAGTATAATGACATATATTACAAATCAAAGTAGTGAAAAACCAATTTTAAAAATTATTGAGTTGAATAAAGATATAATGTATATAGAAGATATTGAACGTTTAGAAGATGTTATTGAAATGACTAAAATATTTGTTAATGGTGATTGGTTATATTTAACTAAAAATCCTAATGAAATATATAATAAATTAATTGTATCAAGAAGAAAAGGATTAATTAATATTTATGTCTCCATATCACTAAATACTGATTTAAATCAAATAAATATTTTTACTGATGCTGGAAGATGTTGTAGACCTTTATATATAGTTGAAAACAATAAATTACTAATAAATAAAAAAGATGTAAATAAAATTGTATCTCAAAAGTATAAATTTAGAAATTTAATATTAAAATCATTAAATAATAATTTAAATTATGATATTGAAGATACACGTTCAAATAATACAGGATGTATTGAATATTTAGATACCGAAGAATCATATTTTAAAATGATAGGTGTGTTTAAAAATTTAAAAAACAAAACAGTAAAATATTCTCATTGTGAAATTCATCCAAGTTTAATGTTGGGTTTATTATCATCATTAATTCCATTTTCTAATCATAATCAATCTCCTAGAAATACATATCAATCTGCTATGGGTAAACAGGCAATGGGAATATATATGACTAATTATAGAAAACGTATGGATACTATGGGTCATATCTTATATTATCCTAATAAACCTATTGTAGATACTAATATAGGTAAATTAGTTCCTTCTTGTAAAGTTCCTAATGGATTAAATGTAATTGTGGCTATAGCATCTTATGGTGGATATAATCAGGAAGATTCCATATTAATTAATAAAGGATCTGTTGACCGTGGATTATTTAGATCAACATTTTATAGAACATATAGAGATGATGAGAAGAAAATACAATCCTCGGGACAGGATGAACGTATTATGAAACCCGTTATGGATATAACTTCTGGAATAAAACCTGGATGTTATGATAAGTTAGAATCTAATGGATTTGTTCCATTAAATACATATGTTACATCAAATGATATAATAATAGGAAAAGTATATCCTGTAAAAAATAAAGGGAAAGCAACTAATACTTATAGAGATAGTAGCACATTTTTAAGACCAAATGAAAAAGGTCATATTGATAAAATATATGTTAATAGAAATGGAGATGGACATAAATTTTGTAAAGTTCGTGTTAGATCTAATCGTATACCTAAAATAGGAGATAAATTTTCATCTAGACATGGACAAAAAGGAACATGTGGAATGTTAATTAATGAAGAAGATATGCCTTTTACTAAAGATGGTGTTCGTCCAGATATTATAGTAAATCCACATGCTATTCCAAGTCGTATGACAATCGCTCAATTGATTGAATGTATATTAGGTAAAACAGCAACTTTAATAGGAGGTTACGGTGATGGAACTCCATTTAATGAAACTTCAGTAGAAAATATTATGGAAGCACTTGAGAAAAATAATTTTGAAAGTAGTGGTAATGAAGTATTATATAATGGATTCACGGGAAAGCAAATGACTACAAAAATATTTATTGGTCCTACATATTATCAACGACTTAAACATATGGTTGAAGATAAAATTCATTCACGTGCAACAGGTCCTATGGTATTATTAACAAGACAACCAGCTGAAGGTAGAGCAAGAGATGGTGGTCTTAGATTTGGTGAGATGGAGAGAGATTGTATGATCGCCCATGGTAGTGTTGGTTTCTTAAAAGAAAGAATGTTAGATGTTTCAGATAATTATAGGGTATTCATATGTAATCAATGTAAATTTATTGCATCTGTAAATCCAGATGAAAATATATATAAATGTAAAGCATGTCAAAATTATATTGATTTCTCAGAAATAAGAATTCCATATTCATGTAAATTATTAATACAAGAGTTAGAAGGTATGAATATTGCTTCAAGATTTATAACAAATTAATTAGTTTAAGATATTTCTATAGTTTTTCCTAAATTATTAACCAGCCCATGGGACAATGTGTTTTCCTAATTTTTTTTTTTTCATTTTATTACTATAATTTGACCTTAAAAATTTTCTTAAATCAACTATTTTGTTTTTAATATCCTCTGGTATCCCTATTAAATTAGTGCGTTTAAATTTAGGTGGTAATTGCTTGTATGCTGATTTAAAATCAGCGTTTGTAGAACTTTTACTTACATTATTTTTAAATTTTGTTATTGCTTTATTGTTAGAAGATTGAGCCTTAGGAGCGACTGGTTTTGATATATTTGTTCTAATTCGGCCTGTATAAACCCGCATTGATGGACTTAGCAGCAGCTCTCTCTGTCTCTCTTTTTCTTTTTCTTTTTGATTTCCTGTTATTTTGAGAGTGCGTGCTATTGGACGTCCTGCTTTTAAGTCTTCTTGTTTCTCCTTCCCAGCTTTTACAAATCTCAATAATCTTACAGTATTAGGATCCATTCCAGTCATTCCATATCTAACAGTGTCTGGTGATGGTAAACGTAAACTTCGTTGTTTTCGTTGTAAATCTTCAGCCAGTTGTTTTCTTGTTTGTTGTGGACTAGTTTGTTTTAAAGCATATAATCTACGTTCTAAATTGTTAGCACCACCTTTTAATAATTTTTTAGATTTACGTCTCATTCTTTTTGAATGTCTCATTCTTTTTGAATGTCTCATTCTTTTTGAATGTCTCATTTTTTTAGGCATTATAAAATATTACAACATTTTAATTTGAGTATTAGATTTATTTTGACGATATAAAATTATGTATAAATCACCTCTTTTATATTCATCACTATTAAACAATAATCCTAAATTTGGTATTTTATATTTAATATTTAATTGTGGATTTTGTATTTTAAACGAATATGTTTTATTATCTAAATGTTTAATAGAAAACTCATATTCTTTAGAATTGATTTGATCTAAACAATCTAAAGTATAAATTAAATCATAATTATTGTAGATATTGTAGTGACTATTAACTTTAGGATTAATATTTATAATTATATTACCAGGAGTTTTATTGATATAATGATGAGATAATTTAGGGAAAACGATATTTTTAAGTTTACATTCAAATAGTAATTCAATATTTTTATTAATATATTTCATAGAATTACATTTACTACAATGTTCTAAAACAGCCTTACATTCATCACATTTTCTTAATCGTTCTATATTAATTGTTTTTTCAGCATTATTATAAATATCAAATAGTTCTATATTAGCATTAATATATAAATCTTCAGTATATTCTAGATTTGTTTTCTTAGAATCTATAAAATCACTAAAAGTATCAACTTTATCTATAACATTATTTATTAGATATTCATAGTCCATATTTTTTAAAAAATCTTTCATATTATTTATTTTACTAAAAATGTGAGTAAAATTAAATTGACCATTCATATTAGGTGTAAATGTACCAAATGGTTTTGTTTTATTATTAATTATATTATGATATGCACTAGATATTTCTTTAAATTTTTCTTCAGCGACTGTCTTATTATTAATATTTCTATCAGGATGATATTTTTTAGCCAGTTTCTTATATTTTTGAGTAATAATATCTATAGGGTCAGTACGTGTTGCTCCCAATATAGAATAGTCATCCATAAATTTATATAAATATGGGTAATTTCTTTTTAAATATAAAAATTATTTCTATAATTTAAATTTATTTTCATTTTTAAATTTAATTTTATTTTGTTATTTTTATGATAATAAAATTGATTTTAAAAATGAATTTAAAGACATTTTAAGTATTATTAATAGGATGAATATTTCCCCAACTGATTTAAGAATCTCTACACATACAGCAACATGTAATATTAATAGTATTATTAATTTACATATTGTTGCAAAATATTTAAATATAGATGATAAAATTAAATATATTGAATATGGAGATAGTATTAAGAAGGGTGAAAATCAAAAAGTACAATCTAAAAAAGCGAAAGCAAAAAAGAGAGTATTTTTTAATCAAATAACTATTATAGTTCAACCTAAACCTGATAGATTAAATAATGTAAAATTGTTTAATAATGGTGCTGTATCTATGACTGGTCTAAAAAATTTTGATGAAGGTGAAATTTCAATTAAGACTATATTAGATAAGATTAAAACTTTAAAAGGAGTTTTTTTTAAAAAATTAACAGATATACAATTAGATAAATTAAAAGAGACACATCAGTCAGGTATTGAGTGTAATTTTTGTGATAAAATTGTTTCACATCATAATGTTAAAATAACAAAATGTAATCATTATATTTGTAATATTTGTAGTAATGATGATCCTACTGAATGTAATCATTGTAAAACAAGTTTAGTTGAAGATGGTGTAATATCACCATTAACATGTAAAATTAAAGATTACAAAATTGTGCTTATTAATAGTGATTATTATCTTGGGTTTGAGATAAAACGAAATGTATTACATGAATTATTATTAAAAGAATATAATACATTTTCATCATATGAACCATGTATTTATCCTGGTGTTAATAGTAAATATTATTATAATATAGCTTATAAAGACAAACCATTTCAAGGTAAGTGTTATTGTGATGTGTATTGTAATGGAACTGGAACAGGAAATGGTAATGGACAATGTAAAAAGGTTACTGTAGCAATTTTTCAAAGTGGTAGTATTATTATTACAGGTGCTAGAAATATGGAGCAAATTGGATGTGCTCATAAATTTATAAATGGAGTTATAGATAAACATTATAATGAAATAAAACGCGATGAAGTTTCATTTTTAAATATAAATGAAAAGAAAAAGGTTATTAAATTAAAAAAAAATAATATTATTAATTATCCTACAGAAGATCAACTTAAAAAATTTAATATTAATATTTCGGAACAATACAAAATATAACTAAACAATATATTATAAATGTAGTTAGAAAAAGTATTATAAATATATTCTCTATTTTAAGTGTTAATTTTTTACATTTTTTTAAATCTAGTTTATTTTTATTGTAATTATTCTCAGGATTTTCTATATAATTTTTTACTGGGGTAATACTTTCTTCTGAATTACATTCATAATCAGATTCAGAAGATATAGATTCAGAATCAGAAGACACAGATGGACTTGATGGTAATGTATCATTAGAATCATTTGATTTAATTGAGTTCATAGATATAACATCTTCTTGTATTTTAACTTTATTTTTATATTTAGGTTTAGTTATATAACATTTCACACATTGAAATTTTAAGAAACAATAATTTAAAAATCTATTATTATGTATTGTTTTATTTTTAATACAATAATGAATATAACTAATTATAACAGTAAACATTACACCAACTAAGGAAAAATATATTAGTCCTATGATCATAAGAGATAGTAATGGTTTACTGTCAGTTTTAGGCAAATTTTCGGATACAATTAATAAAAATACTATAATTGATAATAATACAGTAACAGCGAACGAAATTCGTTCACCGGAATTCCATGGCACTAATAATGTTAATATAATGAGTGTGGCTGTAGCAAATGTTGGCAATATAATATTTAGAACATAGTAATTAGGTTTTCTTCTTATAGTATAATAAAATTCTATATCATGATAATAGTTTTCACAACATGAATATTTAATACTATTTTTTTTTGTATAAAAATCTATTAGTTTCCATTCTTCATGTTCTTGATAATTATCTAAATCTATAGAATTATTTATTCTATCATTTAAGTATATTTCTGTGGCATCATAGGCCCAACTACCAAATTTTAATTTACAAGTCTGTTGATCATAAGGAAAATATGTTAAATTAAATATACAAGTTGATTTAATTAGACCAGGTCTAGACCAAAATATATAACCATCACTATATACATTTGCTTTTGGTAAATCTAACTCAGTCATGGGTCTTTCGGCAGTATTATATAGATATATATCAGGTGTCCAAATAAATGTTCCATAATCAGGATTAGTATTTAAATTAATAGAAGATATATTATTATAATTAGATATATTCCAAGAAATATCACTATTCCAATTATATCTTAACCAAATATTCATGTTAATTGAACCATCTATTTGATCTATATTATTAAATGCTCTTATTGCTAATGATAATGATAAGTTAGTTCCAGATTCAGGTATAATAGGTAAATAATCTGAAAAGATATCTTGTTGTAATTGTGCTTTATAAGAATTACTACTATTAACTATATTAAATAGTGTTAAAAAATATAAAAAAAAAAACATAATAAATCTTTAAGTGTTCTGTTCTTTAAGTGATTTGTAAATATTACAAATTATGAGAACCTTGTAATATAGCTCCCCCATGATATACTAATGTAAACATTGATAATGCTATTAATATAGAATAAATGAATGGTTTAACTTTAGTTTGATAGTAAGCTATATATAAAAGTAATGGAACTATGAATATAATATGAGATATATAAATCAATATATTACCTTTTTTTGTATTAGACTTATCTGTTTGTTTTTTTGAATGGACTTTAGGTTTAAATAAACCTGTTAATGATCTATCACCTCGTTGAAGTGGCAGAACACGACAATCATAATAATAATCATACCAAGCTAAAGCAACATAAGATATAACAAAAATAATAAATAAAACGGTTGCTAATATTAATTTACTTTGTATATTTGGTTTGTATAAAAATAGTATCATTATAATCAATGAAAAAATTATACATTTTATATTTAAAACAAACGGTCTACCAAATAAACCACCCGACATTATATAATTTACGATTATTTTAATTATTTACGATTATTATTTTAATTTAATTAAATGGTCCTACTTCTAATAAAGTATTATATTGTTTTTTATATTTATTTAGTTCATGTTCTATTATTTTAAGTAGTTTAGATGTATTATCTTTTGTTCCAAAATATTTAATATTATATTTTTTTTCAATTGATCCTTCATGTATAATTTGCCGTATTTTACAAAATTTAATGAATTTTACAATATGCTTATTAAGGCAATTACTTAATCTTACATTATAAATATTATTTTCAATAATATCAATTGTTTCTTTAAAAAGTTGATTTATATTTAATTCCATTAAATGTATAGTGTCACTATCTAATATAATAGATGTGCTTTTATTTTTGTTATTAATATTTATAGTAATATTATCATTATTTTCTAATTCACTATCTTCTTCACCTGATTCATCTGATTTATATTCATAATCATTTTTAATTGGAATATTATAGTTTAATTGATGAATACACAATAATTTTAAATATAAAGGCCAGTAAAAATTTGTTAAAACTTTTGTTAAATAATCTATTTTAGTATTGTATACTAACAAATTATGTTCTCTTTTATTTTGTGTATAATTATCATACACTGATTTTAAATAAATAAATAATGGACCTATTAATAAAGGTATTATTATTGTAGTCCAAATGTCTGAAATTTCCATAAAAATCTAAATAAATAATTATTTAAATAAAAATAAAAAAATATATGTAATTATTATAAAATGAAAAGTTTAAAGATGAATATGAATATTGATATGATTAATTGTACTTTATTAATATTAATATTAGTTGTTGTAATATTATGTTACATTAATAGAAATGTTGAAAATGCTTTAGTTCTTCAGGCACCACAAAGAAATTAATTAGATTCTTCGCTATTTTCACGTTGAGGTCTTCGTCCACCACCATTTCGTCTGGATAATGGTCTAGGTTCATCACATCGAAGAGATCCACCTAGAACTCCTGTAACATTAATAGCTTGAACTTTATCGTCATTACTTACATTTAATGAAACATATTCTCCTTTCATTAGTGTTCTAAATTCAGTTTCTAAAGGCGAAATATTTGTTTGATGAACAAAAATATCAGTTCCTTTATGATCATTTGTCAGGACTGTAACAAATCCATATCCTAATTTATTATCGAACCATTTTACTTGTCCTAGTTCACTTCCTACAATACGTTCTTGTTTTTCTTCTGTCATTTTTGCTACTTAATTTATAATATATCTTAACCTAATATCTTTAAATGATTTTTAATTATTATTTTTATTCCATAAATGTGTCTGCATGATCAATTGCTCCCATATTTGTAAATTTATGATATTTTTTCATATTTTTAAAATACCATCCTTTTTGTTCTGGTATCCATTTTCCTCCTAATAAATATTTTTGTCCATAATATTTGTAAGATTTTTTTGGTCCTAAGATAAATCCTTTATCATAAAAATATATTTCTAATTGATTAATATCATAATTATGATAATCAACAATTAATTTTGAATCAATAGTATATCCTCTTTGTTTTAAATTTTCAATTTCTAATTTATTATAATACCAACCTTTTAAATCATCACACCAATCGCCATTATTTAAACGTTCCATTTCATAATAAGGGTCACTTTTATTTGGAACTAATACATAACCGTTCAAATATTTATATAATATAGGATGTTTTATATCATTCTCATTCTCATTCTCATTCTCATTCTCATTATTTATGGCTTTACATTCGAATATAATATTTTTTATATTAGATTTTTTATCTAATATACTTTTTAAATTAGTAATTTCATTTTTATTATGATATATATCTGTTTGTGATACAAACGTTCCATTTACGTAACTATTAATAATGTAATAAGAATCCATTATATACTAATATTATGTATTTTTTTTAAATATTATTCGTATATAACATTTATTTTTTATATATAATTAAATAAATGAAACGTATAATTTTTATTTTAATAATTATATCTATAATTTGCTATTTTCAATATGAAAGTATAAATAAAATTAATAATTCATATCAAATTTTACAATATGAAAATCCTCAGAAAAATATTTTTGAAAATATGCTACAAGATAAACTTATATCAGTATTTACAAATATTAAATTCGATAAATGGAATATATCATTATCTTTATATAATACACAAAAAGATTTAATAGATAAATCAATTATAAAGAATTTGTATTACTACAATATTCCACTTTCTATTGAAAATAATCATCAAATATTATTTGAATCTAAAGATAAACCTCCTTTAATTCAAAGACAAAATAAATATAGAAGATTATTTTATATTTACAGTGGTTCTAAGAGATTTTTTATATTTAATGCAGATCAATCTAAATATTTATATTTAAATAATGATACTAGTCCAATTAATATTTTGAATCAAGATTTACAAAAATATCCATTAATAGAAAAAGCAAAATATATAGAAATTATTTGTAGACAAAATACAATGTTATATATACCATATAATTTTTATTATACAAGTATATGTGATGAAGATACTATTTCAATAGATGTTAATAGTGAATCTATTTTTTCATTGTATTTAAAAAATAAGTAAAATAAATTTATTTAAAATTTTGAAAATTCTCGGATAAATTAATTAAGTTATTTACAAAATCTATTTGGGTTAATTCATTATTTAATTGTTCATTTTTTTTTATTTGGGTTTTTTTGTAAAAACAACATACAATAAATATAATTAATATAGTAACTAATAAAATACTATTTATTTTATTCATATCAAGTTTAAGTTTTTTTAAACTTTTAAAATTATTCATATATAAAATAAACATATAAAATAATTTAATTTAAACTTATAATTTTTTTTACTTAAATTAA